CATTCCAGTTCAAACACTTCGTGCAGAAAAGATTGGTAATAATACTAAAATACAAAACTATTATTATTGTATCGATTGGAATGACCATAGAAAGATTAAAGATAAAAAAACTATTCCTGCATTTGGTACATCTAATGAGAAGATGGAAATACTTTACATTAAGAATTATCAACCAGGTTTGTATTATTACTCTTTGCCTGATTGGGTTGCAGCAATGCAATTCGCAGTAGCAGAAGGTGAGATATCAAACTTACACATAAACAATATTACAAATGGTTTCTTACCAGCAGTAATGTTAAACTTCAATAATGGTGTACCAGGACCTGAAGAAAGAGAAACAATAGAAGATTTAGTTCAAGCTAAATTTACAGGAACGGATAACGCAGGTAGATTTATGTTATCATTTAATGACGACCCCGCAACTAAACCAACTTTGGATATAATCGACATACCTAACTTACATGAGAAGTATGACTATGTTGCAGAATACACTCAGGATAGAATTTTAGTGGCGCACAGGGTCACATCTCCACTCTTGTTTGGTATTCGTACAAAGAACAATGGTTTCTCCTCACAATCGGAAGAAATGAAGACTGCATTTTCTATCATGCAAACAATGACTATTAGTCCATTCCAAAATCTAATCTTAAATGCATTAGATATGGCATTGACAGAAGGTGGTTATGATGAGATGGAATTATACTTTGAACAATTAACTCCATTAGTAATCCTTTCACAACAAGCAGAAGAAACTGGTAAATCGGTAGAACAAGTTGAAGATGAAACTAATAAGTCAATGGAGAATCCTGCAACACAAGAAGATGCAGCTGACCAAACAATAGAAGAACCATTACCGACTAATATGAGTTCTGCACATTTTGCAAAAGAATACGAAATATATAAAAAATAAGATATGGCTTACGCACTTTTCATTAATAGAAATGATATAATTAAGAACACACCATTACAGGGTGCAATTGATGCAGATGCATTATTACCATTTGTAAGAACTGCACAAGACAAATACTTAAAGAATCTTTTAGGTACAGTTTTGTTTGATTACTTACAGGCACAAATAGTTGCAAACACAGTTTCATCATTGTCAATATATTATCAAGACTTATTGGATGACTATATTAAAAATTCTTTGATGTGGTATTCTGCGGTTGAGTATATTCCTTTTAGTAATGTACAATTCAAATCAAATGGTGCAGTTAAACAACAAAGTGAACAAGGTGTTGCACCTTCCAAAGCTGAGATTGATTATCTTAAACAACAAGCACAAAACAATGCTGACTATTACGCTTTAAGATTACAAAACTATTTGATTGCATATTCAAACAATATACCTCAATACTTACAATCAGTTGGTAACCAAACACAAATCTATCCTGACCAAAGTAATAATTACTTCCAAGGAATACAATTATAATAAACTATGAGTACTCAAATCGTTCATAATTCAGGAACTAACTTTACTCTATACTATAATGTTTTAAATTACTTTAAGACAATTATGCAAAATCATCCTTCTATTGCAGAAGTGACACAAGGTGATATTGCAAATATAGATGTAACACAATTCCCATCTTATCCATTAGGAAATATTCTAATAACTGATACATCATTTGGTACATCAGTTACGAATTATCAAATACAATTAACTGTTGCTGATAAAGTTAAGAATAAGGATAATGAAAGTGATGGTAGAAACAACGAACAAATAGTTCCATTTTATGGAGTTAATGATGTAGTAGATATCCATGCGAATACTTTGGCAATAATAAATGACTTAACTTCATATACGCAAAGAGGAGTAGCTGGTTTTGAAATAAACGGAGAAATTAATTGTAGAGCATTTTCAGATGACTTTAATAATGGATTGGCCGGTTGGGTTGCAACCTTTGAGTTAACTACCCACAATGATAAAAATCGTTGTCTTTTTTTTTTAATTAATCCGTCGGGGTCTGGTAACATTATACAAAATTGTGATACTGGTGAATTATATAAAGCAGTATTAAGAGAGAGTGGAAGTATAGGGCAAGTATTTGCAACATCGTTTCAACCATTCTTTAATCAAGCAACCACTAATTATTCTTCAATCGGTTGTTATACTATTGTTGGTGAATTTACAGGAGATGATGATATTAGATTCTCAAATTTACCGATATTAGCATTTCCTTATACTAACTTTGGAAATTGTGAATATTGTAAATTATGGACATCACCTCAGGTATGGTCAACAACACCACAGAATTGGAATAGCGGTAGCAATGCAGCATTTAGATTATGGTCAACAGATTAAAAATATTAAAACAAAAATAAATGGGTAATTTAAGTAATCTTTATATTTCACAATCATTTCCATCTCTTGCACACTTGGGAACGAATGCTGCATTAGTTCCTGGAACAATGACAGAATTGCAAGATGGTATAGGACAATCTTTAAACATATCTTTTGATGGTACGAATATAAGTTCATCAGGAAATATATTTGCTGCTAATATAACTGCATCTGTGATTAACACAGGTAGTTTAGTATCAACTGCATCATTTAATCAATATACTTCATCTACGAATATAAGACTAAATAACTTAGAAACTACATCGGCTAGTGTAAATGTATCAATAAGTAATTTAAATGCAGCAACTGCAAGCCAGGCAATTTCTATAAGTAATTTAAATGCAGCAACTGCATCTTATGTAACAGAAACAGAGAGTGGTTCATTCTTATTGACTGCATCATTTGATAATAGTTCAAGAAACTTAACTTTCACAAAGGGAAATAATACAACCTTTAATGTTAATATTCCTGATGTAAGTGGTAGTACATTTAATACAGGTAGTTTTGCAACAACAGGTAGTAATACATTCACAGGTGTAAACTATTTTAGTCAATCTGTTCAAATATTAGGTTCGTTAGATATGCCTTTTGGTAATATCACTATGGGATACCCTAAACAAATGGGTGACCCTTATAATTATAACGCTATTGTATCTACTCCAGGAGTAAGTGCAATAAGTGGTGGTGGAAGAAGATTAGTGTTGCAAGGTGATGTGATGGGTAGCACCGCTAATAAAGGTGTTACAATATTAAATGGTTTAGGTATAACAGGTAGTGTAGTGATATCACCTTTACCTGGTATGACTCCAACCGGTGGTGATTTAGATGTTGCAGGAACATTTACTGCATCTTTACAACAAGGATATGTTTGGGTAGGAGACTCAACTGGTAAAACAGTAACAGTAGCAACCTCTTCATTCTTTACAAGTGGAAGTGGCCCAACTGATATAACTGCATTAAATGCATTTACTGCATCACAACAATTATTAAATACAACATTCGCAACAACTGGAAGTAATACATTTAGAGCTGACCAAACTGTAAGTGCTAGTATATTAGTAACTGGTAATGTTGAAATGAATCAAGATGTTAACGCTGGTATCTTATTTCCAATGTCAGGCAGTAAGTCTGTTAGAATACAAAAGCAAGTTGGAATAAATAGATTATCATGGGTTGACCAAGACAATGATAAATTATTGTATTTAGATGTAGATAGTGGTGTATTCTTTGTAAGTGGTAATTTCCAAGCAGGTTTACAAAACGGATATGCATGGGTAGGACAAGCTGACGGATATTCTGGTCAAGTAGCAACATCTTCATTTGGTAGTGGTGGAAGTATTAATACAGGCAGTTTCGCAACAACCGGAAGTAACACATTCACAGGCATTCAAAACTTTACCGCAGAAATAACTGCAAGCAATACAATTATAAATGGTGACCTTATCGTTAATCCGAATACTGCAACTAATTTGAATGGTAATGCTAATGTACAAAACTTCTTATATGTAGGTGCTGGACAAACTATGGGTGGACAATCAGCAGCTATCACATGGTTAGGTAGTGGAAGTATAGATGGAACATTCTCTGCATCAGTTGATAGTAGAATAAATGCAATCACAGGTAGTGGTGGAAGTGTAAATACAGGTAGTTTAATGGTAACGGGTAGTATTTCAGGTAACACATTAACTTTTACAAAAGGTGATGCATCTACATTTAATTTAACAATACCATCTGCAACAGGAAGTGTATTTGACACAGGCAGTTTTGCAACAACAGGTAGCAATACATTTAACGGAGACCAAAGTATAACTGGTAGTCTTTCTGTATTTTTACCAAAAGCAAGTGGTAAACAATTTAGAGTAGATTGGGGTAATGCAGGTAGTGCAAGTATGTTTACAGAAGAGTCAGGTGGCCCTAATCAAAGTTTAATAATTGTATCAGCAAGTATAGACCTTCGTAGAGGTGGTATAGATTTTACTTCTGGTAGTATTAGAAACTCAGGAGACCAAATACAATTTAACGCAAGCCCTTCTGCATCATTTATATTAAGAACATCAAATGGTGGTACAGCAGAAATGACTGCATATACCGATTTTATAGATTTAAATAGACCATACGGACAAGTTAGAGCAAACTCTAATGGTGATATATTAGTACGTGGTAGTGGTGGAAGTGTTACTATTACAGGTAGTGCAGGAACAGTAATAGAAGGTTTAACATATCCTCAAACTGACGGAACTGCGGGTCAAGTTTTAACTACAAATGGTAGTAAGGTATTATCATTTACAACTATAAGTGGTGGAGGTGGAACTGCATTTGCAAATCCTTCTGTTGAATCTATATCAGGTAGTTTATTATTAACTGCAAATACATTCACATCAGGTGCAGCAAACTTATCACATTTAACGGCAAGTGCACAAAACCAATCAAACTTAGTATTCAAAAATAATAATAATACAGGAACAACAATTATAAGTGGTTCAAACAATATATTTACAAATCCAACTATACCTACAACAGGTAGAATAAACTATATAGGTGGAAGTAGTAACTTATTCTTAAACGGACAATCTCAAAACTTACCTCAAATTACAGGTAGTGCTGCAAGTGTAAGTGGGAATAGACCTACTATGAATGGTAACATTATCAATGGTACACAAGCATGGACAATTAACCAAGCAGTTAATCCAGGTTCACATACTTACTCAAATAATATATTAGCTGGTACTGGTACATGGACATACAATACATTGGGAAATACGGGAGCAGTTACTGTTTCAAATAATATAGGATTAAGTTCTACAATGACACTTAACTCACCTTCTCGTTCTATTGCACAAGTTAATGCGGGCGAAAGTGGAAGTAATGCATTGACAATTCAAAATAATACAATTGCAGGAACACTTAACTATAATGGACCTGTCAGTTCTTCTTCACATACCATTCAAAACAATAGTATAGCAGGAACTTATACACTAAATGTTCAATCACAAAGTAGAGCAATTACATCTAATGCTAATATTATCAACGGACAATTAACATTTAATGATAATACAGTCTTTGCACCAACATTGGGTGCTTCAAATAATATTCAACAAAATAATATAAACGGAAGTGCAACATTTACATTAGCAGGTTCTTCTTCATTTAGTATTCTTAATAATAACCTTAATTCGGTAACAATTACAAGTTTTTTAAATGCATCTTCTATTGCAGCTGCAGGTCAAAGATTATCTACTTTAAATGCAAATGCGATTTTCGGTTCAAATAATAGTATTTTATTTTCTGGAAGTCAAGGTGCAGCACCTACTGGTAGAGGTTTACTTAATAGTTTAATAGCAGGACAATTTAATTCTGCATCACTTATTGGAGATGGAAGTGGTAGCAATATGGTAGGAACTGCTATATTAGGTGGTGGATTAAATGTCATTGGAACAACAACTATACCAGTCGCCGGTACTCAACAAAACTATGGTTCTGCTTTCTTTGGTAGATGGAACGCTGAAGATGGAAATAGAGCAAAAACTGCTGAAACTATATTTGCAGTAGGTACGGGTACTTCGGGTAGTACAGGTATAGTAAGAAAGACTGGTTTCTTAATCGATAGTGGGTCTAACTCATTTGTAGAGGGAACTCTTAATGTAAGTGGTAGCACAACATTAAGTGGAAGTTTATATATTCAATCAGCTAGTGCATTTCCAACTCAAATTGGTACTTCATTAGTAACATGGGATGCAACAACCGGACAAGTTGGTCAAGCAACAACTTCAACTTTAATATCTTCTTCATTTAGTGCAGGAGAATTTTATAGTATGACTACACTTTCGGGAAGTGCTGGTGTATCAGCATCTATTGAATTACCTAATACGGCTATTTCAAATGGTGTATCTATACAAAGTAATTCACAAATAGTTGTACAAAATACAGGTGTATACAATATTCAATTCTCTGCACAAGCAGATGCATTTGGTGGAGCAGATACTATTTGGATTTGGTTTAAGAAAAACGGAACTAATATAGCAGATAGTGCAAGTAAATTGATAATGCAAAATAACACAGCAGCAATTATGACTGTGAATATATTTGATAACGCATTACCTAATGATTACTTCGAAGTGGTGTGGCAAAACAACGCAGGAGCAGGTAAACTAATATCAGATGCAGCAACAGGAAATATACCAGGTATACCTTCTG